CAGGAAAATATAAATCACGGTGCCATGTGAAAACTAAAAGTAGATTTCACGGGGTAGTTTTCAGACAAATTTGATCAAAACTTAAAAACATTTTTTAAACCCATCGTGTTCGGTTCATTCGTTCTCGTTCGGTATTTTAACATTACCGTGTAATCTTAAAATAATTAAGTTTATCGTTACATGCATTACTTCATCATCTTGTACGTCGGTTTCTTAATTCTTTTAGAGTCACCAAGATCATTATTTTTATCGATGCCTACTAGTTTAAGATCCTTATCAATCTTTTTTGATTTTTTCAATGCGGTATGAATAATCTCATGAGTTATCTCAGGTTTATCGTATTCACCTACAACGTCTATGATTTTAGTTAATTCATAGGGTTTGAAAAATCTATTCAGTTGTTGTTCATGATTACTGATGTATATTTTATTTTTGATGATTTCAGTAACGGTATATATGGTATCAGTCCATAATACTTCATCAGACTTTGAAAAAATATTTTTTGGTTTGCTATGTCTTACTTTATCCCCAATCACGAAATCATGCGTCACAACTATAATAGTTTGATGATTCTTATCTACACCTTCCTTGATCTTCATAGGTGTAGTTTTTATAGTCCTATGAAAAGTGGTGTTGTAATTCTTAACGATATCGGGTAATACTCTATACCAATCGTACTGTCCAGTAGCCAACCTCCATTTATTTATGAGTCCGCATAGTGTTCGATTGAATCGTTCTACTATCGAATTCTTGTTTATCTCATCTACTTGCGAAAAGTAACATGTGATATTGTTCTCATCGAAGTAATTATTTAACATAACCTTATTGAATTCATTATCGCTGTTGATCGCTCGGGGAACACCCATTTCATCAAATATTGATTTCAGTTCTTCAAGTATTGTTTCATTTTTCCTATTGGTCATAGCTCTGCATGATGCATATCTTGAATAGACATCAATGACACACAGTATATATTTGTAGTGGTGATATTCGAATCTATCGTAGACTATGATATCTATTTGATAGTCTGCCCTATAACCTGATGCGATAATTGTGTTGTATACACGATCGACTTTTAGTGGCTTTCGTTTCGTTTTCTGTATAACCTCCTGATTTTCATAGAAGTTTTGAACTTGTTTCAGTGGTATTTTATATCCGTCATCCTTCAATTTCTTATACAATTTATTCACAGATATGAAACCTTTATTCACATCATAAAAGTACTTCTTAATTATTTCATCCATGTTTATACTACATGACTATTTTTTAATTTTGTAATGTCCGTAAGATAAGGTGTTCACATTGTCTAATAGATATCTCTTGTCATCGAAACTACACAACCCGATCTTATTTTGAGATATCGAATATACTTCATGTTTATAACTTCTGATCGTATTGAACTGTACTATCTGTTGTATGTCGGTCTTCACTTCACCGAATAAAGATCTTTTATAATCTGCAAACTTCAGTTCATTTTTAACAACTGCACGTTTTACACCTTTCGCTTTCTTGCTCTCATATTTATCATCTGTAACAAACGAATACATCTTTGCGCGTAAACCTACGAACTCAGTGATGATCTTACTGCTAGTCTCATCTTTGAACTTTCCGATTACCTTCTTGTTAGATACATCATACAATGGATGTTCCTTGGGATAATCACTGAAATCATACAAATCTTTATTCTTCGCCATATCTGCATATATATCCTCTGTCTTGATTTCATATGTAAGTGAATCTGTATCTGTAAACAATAACTTCGATCTATTCCCGTATTGCTTTTTGATTGTGTTAAAATGATAGTCATACATTAACACCTTACTCAAATCTAGAACAGCTAGACCGATGCATATTGCTTTATCTAACTTCACAACTGCTTTCTTACGCATCACACCACAAAGGTTATCATTCATTACAACACATGCATCAAACGTTGGATCATTAACTAGTTTCTGAAATCTAGTATCATCATTAACCAACTCAAATCTTATTCGCTTCCTTACATTCTCCATCGTCTTACCAAACACGGCGTTATTCATCAACTTGAATAAGTCTTTCTCATAATCATATTTAGCCTTTGATCTCTGTGTGGTGTTGAAGTCGATATATGGTGCCATCCAATTGGCTTGATTGAATGATACAACTCTATGTATCTTCTTTAATATTAATCCTTGCCCGAGGTAGAACTTGAGATTCCTATAATGAACCACATATTTAGTTTTACTCAGTAATGTCGGAGTTAGTTTTTTGCATTTATCACTGTGCTTACTCTCAATAGTTTCTAAAATGTTCTTTGCGCAATCGCTTAACATCTCTGTCTTTACCTGAAATGACTCTGGAGCGAGGGGATAGTCATTGTGTAGGTCGTGTAATTCCTCGGGGTATTCTAAGTCAACCTCAAAAACATAGCCTCGATCATCAGTATCACCCAACATCTTAATTACGGTTTCATCAAACTTTTCAGGTTTTTCCCATTTAAAATCGGTTGTAGGTAAGTGTTGAATCATAGCCCATCCATAGAGATTGTTAGCATCAAGGTACATGATATACTTACTTTCCTCTTTTGGATTGTAATCCTTCATATATTTATTATTTGCTTTACTATGTCTGTGTGATATCATACTCATGCCACCTCTAATACCACTCTCGATCATCAAATACATATCGTAGTCACTGATCACATCTAACTTAACTTTAGTCATCTTTAATAAGGCATCCCATCCAAAACCGGGCAAACTCACATAATGAGTAGGATCAAGTTTATAATGCTCGATAGCAGTCTCTCTGAAGCTCTCAAATACATCGGCTAACAACAAAACATCAGTAACTAGATATATATCATGGTACTCACCCATATCTTTGATATTCAATGATTTCCAAACATTCAAAGCATGTTTATAATCTTTATCATCAATATCTTCTTTATTCAACTGTGAATAACAATCTTTTTTACTAGGGAATGATGTTTCTTCAAATCGCTCATAACTAGACATATGATCATAGGGATATACACCCTTCTGCTTTAGTAGCTTTTGTTCAATATCGGTCTTAAAATGTTTATCAAAGTGTTTGAACTTATCTGTAGGTAGGGCTTTAACGAGGTTCTCTAGAGATGACATAATGAATGATAATGAATCAATAAACTGTATCTGTCTGCTAACAGTAAAGCTAAGATATTTCTCAGTGCTTGTAGGAATACAATCAATACTAAAATTCTTATCATTAAAAGCCTTGATGATTAAATGTGAGTCATAGCCCTTGAGATTATGGAAAATCACTGGTACACGGTAATGTCTCCATGAATATTGTAGGTTACAATTTTGATGGGCTGAACCTCTGTAAGCACCAGTTAAATGGTCGTGATCTCTAACTTTGATATCTTCTTCATCTTTATAATCAACATTACACAGATAGCATTTAGTAGATGATTCGAACTGTTTTTCTTCATCTTCGGTTAGGTTCATTGGTTCGATCTTACTCATGATATCTCTTATCTCATCAGACTCTTTAACAATAGCATTGATGAAGTGTTCAGCAACATTTTGTGCACCATCTCCGCGATATAGTTGTAACGGTTTATCAAACTTCTCGAGAGTAGATACGCGCTTGTATGCATAGCCACATGCTTCATGCTTTTGATATTTCTGTGTTGCTTGAGTCTTATCTCTCTCAAGATTCAATAACAATGATTCGAAATCAGCATAGATCACAAACGGCTTTTTCAACATCTTGTGAATACCCTTGAACTGAATATATTCTTTTGCTTCTTTTTCTGATGGGAGTTCAACTTTCTCACCAAACTTAATACAACCGCTATCTTTCAAATGCTTATCAAGCTTAGATGATTCACGATAGCCCTTCATACAGGATGGGCAAACATATGTTTTATGTCTTGAATTATGTTCAGCTACCAAAGCCGACAAATTTTTGATCAAAACATAATGACTCTTCTTGTCTTCCTTAATAAGCAGAAGGTTAATACACTCTTTATAATTAGTGATCACGTTCTTAGATAGTTGAATAGGAAATACACTTAGTTTTTGTTTTTTGGTCTCCTGATCAAATGTTATCTCATATGCATACACATTTATCGATTTGTTGTTTTGTTTCTCAAACTTCGGTATCTGGTTGAGAGCCATAGGGTAGTTAATACCACTAGAGTCATACTTATCTACATGTTTCTTCAACATGTTTTCACGTTCAATATTCTTCACTGGATTATCATGAGCAATGATGCAATATAGAAAGCACTTCTCATCTTTGTTCTGAATATTAAGACAGGCTTTCTTATTCTGAATCATCTTAGGGAGTGCGATGAATGATGAACCCTTCAACGATCTATATGTATAAACGTTGATCTGTAGAGACTTGACACTATGAAACACCCATCCTGACTTGAATGTTAGAAACTCACTAATTTGATGCATCAGATCATCTGAATACGTCTTCATAGATAGTTTGATGTCATTCTCATTTACCATAGACAGACAACTGCTGTTAAAGTTCTTCTCGGATAACTTCTGTTCTTCATCTCCTGATAGATAGAAATCTGCTAAAAGAGTGAACTGCATTCTAATTCCGCGCTTTTTTTTCAGTTGTTTGGATAGTAGTTCATAAGCCCTGTAATATATATCTTTAATGAATTTCTCATAATTGAATTTGTTTGATTCGAGTGGCTTGATGATGAATGTTTCAAGTGCACGTTTAAATACCACATTATTGATCAAGGGAATCATAAGAACCTTAGGATCTAGTTCCGTTATCTTTTCAGTCAATGTTTCCCTTTTCTTCTTCACGTCATTGCTTTTCTGTAACTGTTTCTTAACAAGTCGAATCAATTCGTTAACGTTCAGTTTGGTCATAAGGTCTTTAGTTTTCTTCTGCTTGATTTTCGTTATCTCTTTCTGTTTGATTGCATCCCGTTGTAAGCTTGCAATGTCATTCTTAAGTACTATCGTTTGGAACTGTTTTTTCCTCTCCTTTGATTGTTGGATATGTTGTTTGACGATAGCGTTAAAATCGAATATATTATTTCGAAGTTTTATTACCTTCTTATACGTACGAGTCCCGATTTTGAGTTTTCTTCCGGTAAGAGGGTTCTTCATGGTAGTTGCAATCATTGTTTGGTTGGTTATATTAAAGGATATGTAAAATATATTTAGGTGTTTTTTTTAATTAATTATATTAAATTAATTAAATTAAATTGAATTATATCAAACCCTTTCTAACCCAAGATAAGAGAGTTGATTTGTTGATTCCTGAAACTTCTGATATTTCTTTTATATCTATGCTGTTCTTGAAAGATTCTCTTATATATTGTTGCTCATTTTCAGTCAACTTAGCCATTCCAGTTAGCTTACGAATGTAGTTTTTATTTGTCACATAACTGCTTCTCATCTTGTTCACACACGCCAGACAATTCGAATGACGATATGTGGTTTTTTTATTCTGGTAATATGCATCAATAGGCTTATCGATGTGACACAGTTTACAGATCTTGTTCATTATTGCTTATATATGTAAAGGATATAATATAAATTGTTAAGTCCTTTTTAAATCAAAATGATGAATTTTGTATCATGAGTGTATTCTAATAAATTCGGTTATCATAACACCTATCAGACTAACTTGATCGTACTTAATACGTAATAACTCAATGCCGTTATCAGTGCAATAGTCGTTTTTAATCCGATCGTGTATTCTAGTTTGTTTATAGTTAGCCAATGCATTTCCTGCTGTTGTAGTGATCGAAAATTTAACTGGCTCGAAATGCTGTCGACCATCGAATTCAATAAGAACAAACTTCACATCATCAACCATGACTTTAAAATCATATCTCAGTAATCCACCACTAACACCTCTGAGATCGTTAAATGTAACTTCCCTGAAAAATGTGTTGTCGAATTCATAACCAGATTCTAGTAAATGGTTAAAAACTGATGATTCACCCCTTGACATGTTCTTTGTTTTTGCGTTGTCGTGAATATATTTCACATGTTGCTTTAGAGCACCCTTTGTGGAACACTTATATTCGCACTGCTGACATGCGACATCTTTTAGTTGTAGATGGATATGTTTAACATGTATTTTGAGACTGCCATTTGATGAACACTTATAATCACACTGCTGACATTCAACATCTTTCAGTTTTAGGTGGACTGCTTTAACATGTTGTTTAAGTTCACTATTTAACGCACACTTATAATCGCATTGCTTACATTCGAAATCATTTAATTTAAGATGGACTCGTTTGACGTGGGATTGTAGATTACCGTTCGAAGTACATTTGTGATCACATTGCTTACATTCGAAATCTTTTAATTTTAGATGAATTCGTTTGATGTGTTTTGTCAAATCACTCTTTATCGAACACTTATACTCACATTGTGTGCATTCAATATCTTTTAGTTTTAGATGGACTTGCTTGACATGTATTGTAAGACTACCATTTGATGTGCATTTATATTCACACTGTTTACATTCAATGTTTTTTAGTTTTAGATGAACATGATCGATGTGTTGTTTGAGACTACCACTTGATGTGCATTTGTATTCACACTGTTTACAATCAAAATCTTTTAGTTTTAGATGAACTTGATTGATATGAATTTTCAGATTGCTTTTTTTAGAACACGCGTAATCACACGATTCGCATTTAAATTTCTTGTCAACTACGATTTCAATATTGATGTTCTGCATTTGATGACTATTATATATATACCTTTCATTATAAATATTTAAGCCTTTTATATATTCATTTTATTTTATAAAGCATGTATTATGGACGAAACCAAATATCAGTCCATGAGTGATGATAATATCCTCTATTATCTCCCTCATGCTGTTATACTGAAATACAATGATCTTGCAAAATATAAGACGATTGAAAAGCTACTGCCGAAGCATAAATCTTTTTTCATTCTGTTATATCCTGTTATGAGTGATAGTAGCGGTCATTGGGTTGCTCTTACACGATTCAATAATACGATCGAGTACTATGACAGTTACGGTGGTGTCATAGACGATGCATTCAACTGGAAATCATCAAACTTTCGTGGAAACAAAAGATATTTGAGTAATTTATTAAACAAAACAAAACTAAATGTTGATTATAATAGTTTTGATTTTCAGTCCAAAAGAGATACGATGATTAGTACATGTGGTTGTTATAGTGTGTTTCGTGTATTGACAATGATTGAGTTGAATGCTGACCTCGAAAAGAACAACCTATTACTTCAGACACTCAAGGACTCGAATGAAGATATGAGTTACGATGATATTGTAGTTCAATACATCAACAAGCGTTAAAGTTTTCTCGGACGACCTCTGGAACGTTTCACGACTGTCACGGGTATTTCTAGTTGAACTTTACGTGGACGTCCGACTTTGCCTTTTCCTGTTCCTACGATTGATTTACCTGAAAATACGTCGCCTATCGATGCGTAACGCTTTCCTGGTACCATTTTGTCAACTGATTCCGCTGCGTTTCGAACGAAGTCACCTGCACCGGGTTTAATCAAATCAAATACTCCACCTAACTGTTTGAAAGGAACTGTAAACCCGTGGAGGAATTCGCTGAAAAATGAGCCTCCAGTTGATGAACCGCCTGATGGGCTACCGCTACCGTGTTTCTTTTGATGAATAGCGAACAATGATTCGAGTAAATCTTTTACTATGAGTTCGTCTTGTTTTGTGTAGTTAACCATTTCTATATATATCTATATTATATTAAATAATTTAATATAAAATAATTAAGTCCGTTCAAGTTTTGGGACAGTAATAATATGTCTCTGTTGCGTGAGAAAAGATGGATATGATTTGGTGAATGCCGTCCATCTTGATTTACTATTCTTTAATTTTTCAATTACATGCTTGCTCATCCCTAAATAGTTTTCTAAGAGATACTTAAGACTTCGATTGTAGTTCATCATAAAGAACACGATGATCTTAGATTCATTCAAAACACTCTTGAGCTTAACTCCGCATGCATCGTGTGATGTCGATATGACTGAGACTCTAAATTTACGTGAATTCTTAAGAAGTTTATCACGTAGTTCGTCGATAGTTTTACCGAGCTTACCTTTTATAGAATCGATATCATCGAATATTATCAAACAGTTTTCAAATTCCTTCCAATCTAATGGGTTTGAATCCATGTCACTTATTTCAATACGTTTGATATAATCTTTTGAATCAAAAGCTTTATCTTGATCATTTTCACTGATTAAATAAATCGGGTTACTTTTGAACGTTTTATTATATTCTTCACAAAATTGTGCAACGAAGTAACTTTTTCCACTGCCTGCAGATCCACAGACGTACATAGTGATTCGTTCAGTATTCTTATCTGGTGATAACATGAATTGTTCATTCGGTTTCAAAACAATCTCTTCCTTGCCATCATCTGATTCGCTAAAGTATAATTTTTTCTGGCGTTTATCGCTATTAATAACAGCTATCTTGTCACCATCTTTCTCGAGGTTGAAGCTCATCTATATAAATACATTCAGATTAGATATTTTTGTGCTCCGTCGTTTAATATCTTGTCATTTGACTTAATCACTTCATCGATATTGATGTCTTTATCAAGTTTGAGATATTTCAAATTGATCGCAATCTTCTTTTGTACATCCTTAGTGTTGTAATATTGCGTCATTAATTGAATAG